GCGCTCACGGCTGTCGGTGCGCCGCGAGGGGCCGGGGCGTGGTCGGCGAGCGGGACTGGCGCGCTGGCTGGTGTGGGCCAGCTACTCGCTACCAGCACCTGGGCCGGCTCGGGCGTCGGGGCCTTCTCCGGCGTGGGCCGGTCGACGGTGGCCTCGACGTGGTCAGCCACCGGTAGCGGCCTCTGGCTCGGCGAGGGGGAAGAGGCCGTTCCCGTGATCGTCGATGTCCTCGTCAGAGCACGAGCCGACGTGGAGACCATCCTGGCCCGGGCCGATGTCGACCTCGTCAGAGCACGAGCCGACGTGGAGGACATCATCGCATGAGTGTGACGATTGACGACGGCGGGATCGTCATCCTGGATCCAGCCGACAAGCGGGTCATTCAATTCGATTGGGACGACGAAAACCTGGGGACCAGCGTGGAGATCAGCACGTCGGCCTGGGCGATCACGGCCATTGTGCAATCGGGGGCTACCATCCTCACCAAGGACAACGAATCTATTGTCACCGGGAACCGCAAGACTGAGGTACGCCTACTGGCGACCACGGCCACCGCCGGAGACTACTACGAGGTCGAGAACGCCATCGTCACGAACGAATCCCCTGCCCAAACCAAAAACAAGCAGTTCTACGTGCTGATCCAGGACTGAGCATGCCGATATTGCACTACACAGGCTGGCCGGATCCGTTACCGAAAGGCCGTATGTGGATGGATGCTTTATTCAGCCGCAATGGACGCTCGGCCAAGCTGTTTATCAAGTTTCATTGTGAGACACAGGCAGAAGCACCGGACGAAGGCACCATGACGTTTGCTTGCGACGATGCTTCCGCATTCATACTACAAAAGAGGTTCGGCAGGATGAATCTAGGCATACGGCTATCTACCTTGCGCCGATGGTGTGACGAACTCAGCATCGAACCGATTGAATCTAGATGGTCATCGTAGTCTCGACCACTGGCTCTGCGAGGATGCTCGCCAAACTGCTGATCCAGGATTGACATGCCGCATGCTCCGCTCTCCCCCTGCCCTGTGCCCAGGTGTCCACGCCTCACCGCTGGCGGACGCTGTGCAGAGCATCGAGCAGACGCCGACCGCCAACGCGGGAGTGCCCATCAGCGCGGCTATACATCTACCTGGAGCCGAATGAGCAAAGCCTTCCTGGCCCAGCACCCCCTGTGCGGCATGCGCCCAGATGGGCAGCGACACACCGAGCATAGCCAGTGTGCCCAGCAGGGCCGCATCGTGGCCGCTCAATGCACAGACCATATCCTCGCCAAGGTGCAAGGTGGCACGGATGACTGGCACAACCTCCAAGCGCTCTGCCTCGCCTGCAATACGCGGAAGGCGAATCTCTTCGAGGGGAGGGGGATCAAATCTCTAGGACGATCCGCCCAAAGACCAGGCCGCAGTCACGCGCAGGTTTTTACGGTAAAACAGGGACCCTATGGGTGGTAAGAATTCTGGCCGTCGTCCTGGACCTACAGCGCTCAAGGTGCTGCGTGGCGTGGTGCACATGGCTCGGATGAACCAGGACGAGCCCACCGCACCGGATGGCCCGGTGGTGCGGCCTGGTACGCTCACGAGGGGCGGGCGCATCGTGTGGGACGAGATGAGCCCGATTGTGCTGGCGATGCGCACGTTGACGGCCGCGGATGTGTCGGCGTTCGCGACGTACTGTGAGATTGAGGCGACGCGGCGCTTGGCGTCGAGTCAGAAGGACGCCACGGCGGATACCGCGATCATGCCGCTCTTGACCGCGCTGAAGCTGGAGCGGGACTCGGCGAACTTGTTGCGTCCGTATTACGAGCGGTTTGGGCTGGAGCCGAGTGGGCGGGCGCGGCTGCGGGTGCCGAAAGCGGTTGAGCCGCCGGTGAGTAAGTGGGCGGGGGTCTTGGCGTGAGCGAGGCGGTTATCTACGTCTTGTGCGATAGCAGGATTGCTGACCCAGTAGCACGTATTCGCTATGTCGGTCGAACAGTTAATCCTGCGCTGAGAATGCGGGCACATCAGAAGACGTGTTCAGACGGAGAGCGAACCCCGCGGGCCAATTGGATGAGGTCTGTGTATCGCGCTGGAGGAGACGTGCTTCTTGAGGTTGTAGAGACCACGTCTCGTGCTGGCTGTATTGCCGCAGAGATCCGGTGGATCTCACACTATCGCTCTGCTGGCTCGCGATTGACGAACCTCACAGACGGTGGGGCTGGCCTCTTGAATCCTTCGGTTGAAACGCGGCGGCGCATTGGCGATGCCATGCGTGGAAATACCTTCTGGGCCGGAAAGAGACATACGGCTGAGTCTAAGGCAAAGATGGCGGCGGCTCATATAGGGACGTCAATGCATCCGAATACGCGGGCTGCGATAGGGCGGCCTGATGTTCGTTCCAGAATTGCAACGACTCTGAGCGTCAGACAGTTAACACCAGAAGAACTCGTTACCAAGCGAGCGGTTGCCAGTCGCGTCCTCCACACCGCGGCGGCGCGCGATCGTCAGCGTGCGTCCGTTACTACACCTATGCATCGAGCAGCGATTAGTGCTCGGCAGCGTTCCCCGGAGGCAATTGAGAGAATCCGAAATATAGGACGTGCAAACCTTGGTCGGAAACGGTCGGATGCCTTTAGGCATGCATGCGCGTTGCGCTGGTGCGGGAGGATGCATACAGCTGAGACGAAAGAGAAGATGAGTTTATGGCAGCGAGGAGCTGATTCTCATCGGGCCAAGCTGACCTGGCCGCAGGTGTGCATTATCCGTGAGCGGTATGCAGCTGACCATGTCTCGCAACGTCAACTGGCGCGAGAGTTCTTGGTGCAGCCGAGGACGATCAACTTGATAGTTCATCACAAGACGTGGGTCACCGCGTGAAGGGCAACGCTGGATCGGATCGTGCCGTCAAGTTTATTAACAACCTGACGCATACGTCCGGCCCGTTTGCTGGGCAGTCCTTTAACTTGCGCCTGTGGCAGGAGCGCGACATCGTCCGGCCACTCTTCGAGACGAAGAAGGACGGGATGCGTCGGTATCGAACCTGCTTGCTCATGTTGCCTCGTAAGAACGGAAAAAGCTCTCTTGCGGCAGCGATGGCTTTGTAGGGGTTGCTCGGTGATGGGGAAATGTCGGCGTCGGTGGTCTCGGCTGCCGCAGATCGTGAGCAAGCCGCGCTCGTCTTCAACATTGCGGCGCAGATGGTTCGGAATGATCCAGAACTCGAAGTCGTCTGTGAAATCATCGAGTCACAAAAGCGGATCGTGCATCGTAGGACGGGCAGCGTCTACAAAGCGATTAGTGCAGAAGCCTACTCGAAGCACGGCGGGAATATTTCGTTATTGATCTGCGATGAACTCCATTGCGCGCAAAACCGTGATCTCTGGGATGTGCTGACGACCTCAATGGGCGCGCGGAGTCAACCGTTGACGCTGGCGATCAGCACGGCAGGCTACGATCGGCACAGCATCTTGTATGAGTTGTACGCGCATGCCGTGAAAGTGCGAGAGACGCCGTCGCTCGATCCGACATTCCTGCCGATCATCTATGAGGCCGATCCGGCTGCGGACTGGACCAGCGAGAAGGTCTGGAAGAAATGCAATCCAGCGTTAGGCGACTTCAGATCACTAGATGACATGCGGATCGCCGGTGAACGAGCGAAGCAAATTCCAGCACAAGAGAACACATTCAAAAGACTATTTTTAAATTTGTGGACCGAGCAGGCCGAGCGGTGGCTCTCGCTGGCGGCCTGGGATGCGTGTGTGGCGCCGGCAGTGGATCTGCGCGGTCGACGGTGTTATGTGGGGATGGACCTGAGCACGACGACCGATCTGACCGCGCTGGTGGCGGTCTTTCCAGATGCCGATGAGTCGGGCGGCTTCGATGTGCGCGCGGCCTTCTTTGTGCCCGCCGACCGCATGAAGGCGCGCGGGGATCGTGATCGGGTGCCCTATGAGCAATGGGCGCGCGAGGGGTATCTGACGGCGACGGCCGGCAACGTCGTCGATTACGAGGCTGTGCGGGTGCAGCTTCGCGAGTGGGCCGATCAGTATGACCTGCGCGAGGTGGCCTTCGATCCCTGGAACGCGACGGATCTCGTCACGCGGCTGAGCGAGCAGGACGGGTTGACGTGCGTGCCGATACGGCAAGGGTTCGCGTCGCTGTCTGCGCCGACGAAGTCGCTGGAAAAGGCGATCGTGTCGCAGGTGTTACGGCACGATGGGCATCCCGTGCTCCGGTGGAACGTGGGGAATGTGGCGGTCGAAACTGATGCCGCTGGAAATCTCAAGCCGAG